CCTAAAGTCCACAGCTGATTGGGCCCCGACGCTTCGCCCAAGGCATGTAGAATACCCCCAGCCCGAGATCTAGCTCACAATCGGCAAGCCGATGAGCCGGACGTCTCCAGGTGGTAGGGACCCCGCTTGCTAAGCGGGACTGCCCTCCCATTGGCTCTACTAACAGGTGAAGATCCCTGCTCTGGTCAATGCGCGTCAGCTTTGGGCATAGCTAACAGCCATCCCCTACCTCGAAGGGCTAGCACCCCGCTCTTGGTAGAGCTCCAACGCAACGACTAACCAATAAGCACCACGAACTATTAAAGCTATGAACTTCAACAATTCGCAGTGGCTGTTATGGTTGAAAGGCGTAGTCTTATGGTTACCCCTCACCGTAGTAGGTTCCGCCATTTGCATCTTTATGATTGCATCTGTCGTTGCCTGCTATTCAGTCACCGTATTTTCGGAGGCTCTTGCCTTGCTCTCGAAAGAGAGCTTCGACAAGATCCAGATGATTCCGGTTCGTTCAAAGACATTCTTTAAGAAGATGTCTCTGTTCAAACCTCGTCATACCGATATGCGGTGGATGACTTTGGGTGAGGTGCGGCCACTAATCCTACGCCTAGTCCGTATTATTGGGGCTCAACCTGCACTGTGGATAGTGCTAGCTGGGCGGCTGCATCGCCTTTGGGAGCTTAGTGGAACACGTTTCACTATCGCCTACCTTAAGGAATGCCGCTTAGCCCTTCTAGCTTGGGCGAACAGCTCACCTTATACTCCTAACCCGGGAGTTAAGATGCGGTTGTCACGCAGTGGAATTCCACGGATTATTCCCTCGGGCTTGCGCCCGAGTGATCTGTCCACATTGAGTGGGCGGACGAATTTCCGTGGGCTCCACACCGTTTTTAACCTGTATAGGGTTATAGACTGGAAAGGAGCGAAGCCGGACTTCTCCTCGATTACGAATCCGTTCTCAGGAGTTTCCGCTACTCTCTTCGACGAGGAGATTCGCGCCGTATTGAAACATTTCACGTTGCCGCGTTTCCAATTAGGATACGTTGCACCGTGGGTAAATGTTTCAAGTGGGCCTAATCACCCCTGGTCCCTCTGGGGTTCTGCGAAAGACATTCTAGGTTACAGTTTGGACCCCTTATCTTTAGGGATCTTCACTCTGTATACCTGGAGTTCTGGTCAACGCATAGTAGCCGTCTGGCTACTATTAGTCTCACATCTACTCCTGCCTATCGCTCTCTTCCTTCGGGTTCGAGGATTTCGCTTCCCGTTAGGACGGCTTACCGTTCTAGCTAAGGATGGAGGGGGAAAACGTCGAATCGTTGGAGTTGTAGATTACTGGTCCCAATGGGTACTTCGTTCTCTACATCTCTACCTTTTCGATGTTCTCCGTCGTATCCCACAGGATGGTACTTTCGATCAAATGGCTCCTATTGGACCATTACTCGATTTTGCCAGACTGGGGTACCCCTCATTTAGCTTCGATCTGTCAAATGCGACAGACCGCCTACCGGTTGCTCTCCAAGAGCAGATCCTTCGGGTTCTGTCGGGGCATCGGTTATTGGCATGGTCGTGGAGGTTAATGATAACCTTCCGCCACTATACCAATCCGACGTCCGGGCGTATTAAATACGCCGTTGGTCAGCCGATAGGCGCGCTTTCTTCCTGGGCTATATTAGCTGTTACCCACCACTTCATTGTGCAAGTAGCGGCGTATAGATCTGGGTGGAAGGGATGGTTCCCGTTATATGCCCTCTTAGGGGATGACATTGTCATCCTTACTAAGGGTGTAGCTGACGAGTATCTCTCAATTATGCGATACCTCGGTGTTCCTATTAACAAAGGTAAATCAATTATCTCTGATAAAGGACTCATCGAGTTCGCTAAGCGGGTAGTGTCTTCACATATTGGAGACCTATCTGGGATTTCCGGGCGTGAACTATTGCAGTTCACTCGGAGTTCTGGGAGTACCATCAATCTGTTTCAACATTTGATGGACCTTGGTTTTATCGTCTTTCCCAATCAGGGGTTAGAGATGGGCCGTCGCCTTGGTAGCGCCTTGCGGCGTCTACCAGTGCGAATGGTCCTTGCTAGCGCTTATATGCGCAGCCGATTATCAGGAGTATGTTGTATTCCGTCCAGCGCTTGGCCAGATGATTGGTTTCGTGTACTCCACGGATCTGAAATCTCACGCGCCGCGGTTGCTACCGCGGAGCACGCTATCTTCAGCAAAGCTGCTGTAGATGCGGCAGAGAATTTCTACGGCCGCGCACTTCAACAGTTGAAAACGTTCCTACTCTTTGAGTGGGTCCGTTATCCTCTGTTTAAAGGGGCGCTAGGAGGGTTACTCTCAATCCCTCTAGTGCTCATCTCCCCGGCCTTTTGGGCCCAGCTATATACCTTATGTAATGCTGTCGTCGAGGGCTTTGCTGTTCGCAAAGACATGTGGTGGCGTTATGCCCCATATGCTAACCTCGATGACATCAGATGGTACGTTCAGAAGGTTTCTCTTCCCCTACCTCTGACAGAGCCTTTGGCCCTGCCGCAGTTAGAGTATGAGATCCCTCGGAAAGTAACGGCGCGTGTTTCTGTAGACTCGATGATTGAATCGGTGAAGCTTTCGCGCGGTAAAGCGCGAGGCCTCGCCGATTATATCACGGGTCTAAAGACGCCTCCAGTCCACATTACAGGTTTAGCTCTACCTGCTCCTCACAACCCTAGCAAGGTTGCCGAGATGTAAGGAGAGGAGTGGGCTCCCACAAAGTGGGATAGTACGGGC